AGGACCCAGATGCAAGTAGATGGAATCAGTATCTGAAGCAATAACATAATCAATACCCTCCGTTTTTAAGATCTTATTGACCTTTTCATTCATTTTGTTTTCTATCCAGCGAATGGAAACTTGTCCACTCAAGGTAATGGCTTCAGCGTTAGCCAATTTGTAATATCGAAAATACTGATTGCCAATAGCACCATAAGCACTGTTAAGCGATATTTTCTTTGCCATTTGGATGTTGTTACACCTGGCAATCTCTTTTGTGAGTGCGACTGATGGTGCTTTTTCATAATCTTTCTTTGCTTGTATCATCCTCTTCTTGAAGACCACACGGTCTCCATACATCTTATCCATCAACTCTGGCAGGAATCCACGTACATCCTTTCTATACTGTGCTCCATTGGCACAAGTTGCATACTCACTATCAAAATCATCTATCTCCTCATTTAAGATCCTCTCAACGCTCGCACTGGGATGTCGAGTTTCCCTGATGGTCTCTGGGGAAATGTTATATTGCATAATAAGGTGAGGATACAGACTATTGAGATCAAAACTGACCACCCAATCATACTTTCCTGGTTTCGGTTCCTTGACATAAGCACCTGCGTACTTTTCGTTTTTTGCTGATCTATTCTTAGGAGGAATAACTATATTCCTTTTCTTTAAATAGTTATAAATTATCGTATCCCACATTCGCACCTGATAGAATACGTCATTATAATTAACTTTAGCATCATATGCCATAGTCAATGCCAACTCAATCAGTTTCATCTTGTCTTCCAAACGGTCAACAAGTTCCACGTCAATAATGTTATACTCAATAAACTTCTGCCAACCCTTCGTATAGAAATCCTTAAACGTATCAAACTCACTGTGGTCTAGCTTCTTCTGCCCTAGTTCTACACTAGCAATATAATCCAAACGATATGATTCCTGTGCCTTGTAAGTAAACTTCTTATAAAGATCAAGATAGTCTAACTGACAAACACCACCAACATCAAATGTAGTATGAGTACGTCCCATGATATGAACTTCACCTTCACTACATAATCCCCAAGGTGACATCCTCTTCATCAACTTCTCGCCAAGAACTCTTCTTAGACGTTTACATATGTAAGGTATATCATATAGTTGTATGTTCCAACCAGTAATTACGTCTGGAACATCTTGCATCCAGTAATTAATAAAGGAACTTAAAAGTGCATGTTCCGTAGGGCAATGAAAATATGTTACATCCTTCCTATTATTCTCAAAGGGTTTACTTCCCCAAGTAACGATCTGCTTAGTTGTATAGTCCTGTATTGTGATTGCCAGAATCTCTTCGACGCACGATTCCACATCAGGGAAACCTTGCTCAGACGCAACTTCAATATCCAAAGTAACAAGCTTAATCTTAGATATGTCAAACTTGATTTCATCCTCTGGGTATTTCTCTGAAATATATTGGTAAATATACCTGTCATTCCCATATATCTCAAATCCCTCAACATCCTCGTACTTCTTATAGAAGTCACGACATTCTCTAACGGTGCCTGGTTTAATTTCTTCAACTGATTCTCCACCTAACGTTTTATATTTAGTCTTTAGATTTTTTTTAGATTTGACAAATAACGTAGGGAAAAACTCATCCCTATGCTCATATCTCTTCCCATTCTCAACACCCCTCACCAGGAATTGATTCCCGATTAGTTGGACGTTAGTGTAGAATTTCATTCTTTAATAAGGTCTTGATATTTTTCAAGTAGAGTTGGTGTTGGTTCTGCAAGAGTAAGAATCTTATCAGAACTCATCATAAAAGTATCATCCTTTGTAACACCAGTTAAGAAAGGATGCAAAACTGTAGTACCAGATTCTGTATTAACCCAAAAAGGTTTAACTAATTGGCAATCAGGTTCTCCTGGAATTGCTGCTGCAACTTCATCAATCTGACTTATCAGAATCTGCTGTGTTGTTGTTAGTGCTATCACTTTTATCGTCTTTTCCATCTTTTTTTAATTCCTCTTTCATTGGGGTAACAACATCTTCCATATACATTTCTCTCAATTTAGTAACTGGTTCTACCATAGTAACCATCCAATCCGCAGGGATAGGAATTTTTTCTTCTTTAGATAATGGCATCCAAGGAAAAAGTGTTACTGAATATCCAGCTTTTTGTTCAGAACCTTTCTTTAAATCTGCATTTGCTTTAACGTCTGTTATCTTAACCAGACAAGGTTTACTAAGATAATATCCAATAACCCTTTGTGGATTCTCTTCATTACCTTCTTCACCAACAATCATTTCCGAAACATCAGAAACAATGTCTTCTCCAGATTTTAATAAAACTAACTTAATAGTCATAACTTTTATCTACCTCTTATAAGTATAGCAAAGAAAAAGCACCCTGTAAAGAGGGTGCTTGATCCATCTCGAACTCGTTTCTATTTAGAGATAATCCTTACGAGCATGATGCTCAGGAACTACCTTTCCTAAATCCACGGTGAGGAGTCCATCGGCAAAGCTGACTTGTCGTATCTCTGTATCATCGGAGATAGTCCAGACCTTAGAGAATGACCTTTGTGCAAGTCCTCTATGGACGACTTCTCCCACTGATTCTTTATCTTCTTTGATGCCTTCCACATATAGTTTTCCAAACTCCGTATAGACTTTGATTTCATTTTTCTTAAATCCCGCAAGGGCGATTTCGAGTTTCGATTCATGATTATTAAGTTGTATCAAATTATATGGTGGATAATTGGAAGTAGTTGCGGTATCATCCCAAAATCTATTGAGATAATCATCCATTCCAATACTGTTCTTTGTTATCCTGTCAAATAATTCAGGAAGATTTGCAGCGTGGTATCTTGCTAGATTGTTCATGGTTCTCCTTATTAAGCGAGTGTGAATTGCGTACCCTTACGGCGTACAATACTATTTAACCATAAACTACAAAAAAAGGGGATGTTGAATCCCCTACTTTTCTATTCGGTTTCTTGGGTCTTTCCCTTCTTACCGATATTATATTTCTGTTCCAGTATCCAATCTCCTTTATCCTTATATGCAAGAACCTTAATTTGATTAAGAGGTGCAATGTCCTCAACTGATTCTGGTTTTACTACAGATATGAGACCCCAATCAGCAAGGAGACGAGCAATACGATTCCGACGCTGAACGTCGTTAGAAGTAAGGTTAGCGTGTTTTCCATCAAGGGCAAATAGCTCCTTAAAATGCACTATGTAATATCTTCCCTGCTTATGTAGAATATGGCAGGACTGATATAGTTTCTTTTCCTTTCTAGATGCTACACCAATTCTTGTGAGAGTTTCACGAACCTTTAAAAAATCATCAGGTTCATTAAGAAGTACCTCCACCATTTGGTCTTGCGACCATTTTACTTCAGGCTCCTGCGTAGAAGTAGTCATTTCATTCCTCCAGTATCAAGTCGTTGTTTAATGTAATTAATTTGTTCAGGGGTTAATATTTTCAAAGCTTGTGATGCCTTTTCGTTACTATAACCATAGTATTGTTTAATGATTTCGAGGTCTGTGACTTTATCCTTACGGAGCCAGGGACTGAATCTCTTCTTTTTCCTAAGTGTATTTAGATAAAAAGAATATTGCATATCTTTATCTAGGAATGAATACTTATTCATTTCATTAGCAAACATTATACAATCTAGGTTTCCTGATAAACAACGATTAATAATATAAGGAGCATAATCCTTAATCACACTAGAATCTTCTTCTATTAAATTCTTTTTTGTAAAATTAATAGAGTTTAACCAATCTTTAAGTTCCATTATCTAGTCAACTCCTTAATTTTATCTTTCCAATACTGCCTATCATCTTCACTTATCCAAGGATTATGGGATTGAATATGAGCATGTTTTAACCACTTCTCATCACCCCAATCTTTTTTAGGTCCCATATAATCTTTTAACATACTGATAATGGTGTGTAATTAAAAAGAAGAAGTTCCTTTCTCTGTGCTTGATCGATCATATAATCTCCCACAGAACGCATTGTATAAGTAAGATCAAACTCAGCAACATTCCAATCTTTAAAACGATCCTTAACTAACTGATCTGAATTATAACTGATCAACATAGGAATGTCATGTGCCGCACAATCAACAGCAAACTGATCATGGTCAAATCCCTTATGCATCGATCCCTTATTCCCATAAAGATTATCTTTAATATCATATGGAGGATCTAAGTACATAAACAATCCATCATGCACATTCTCCATTAGATGTTCATAAGAATATTGATTAATATGCCAATGAGATATTATTTCAGAATAACCAGGCAACTTCTCAATACCCTTTAATGAAAAATTAGATACAGATGCTTGCTTTGAAAATGAAGAACTCTCAGTTAAACCACTAAAGGAACACTTATTAACAATATAAAATGCTGCTGCTCTTTCTATACAATCTAAACTTCTATCATTTATTGCTTCTTTAGCATTAAGAAAAAGTTCTTTTGCAGGAAATTCCGTACCATCAACTTTCCTTAATTCTTTAGGGGGATCTGGATGATTATTTTTATAGTCTACTAATTTTTCTGTTAACTCATCACCAAACTGCTGTAACTGAACCCAAAAATTTATCAAAGGTTCATATAAATCATTAACAGTAATTTTAAGATGAGGATATTTTTTTGCTACATGAATTGCTACACTTCCACCACCTAGAAATGGTTCACAAAACTCAGTATAATTTCTAAGGTCTGGAAAATACATATCCATTTTGGTACAAGCACGAGACTTGCCTCCAGGATATCGTAATGGTGTTTTAAATGATTTAAGACTCATAATCTAAATGCAACTGAATTACATTATCAAAATTTGTATAAGTTGGTCCATGCAAGGCACAATACTCATTAAAAGTAATCATCATTTCCTTACGTGTAAGATTGCAATGTTTTGCTGCCTGTGGGACATTCCATTTCGCACAGAATAACATTTCCATTGCTTCTCTAGTTTCAGGTCTCACTAATAGAACCTTTCCCTATTATAACCAAAATCCTTTTGAATTTCAACTACAATAGCATCCATTATACGATTAAAAGATCTTGACATTTGACGATAACCAGATCCAACATATAACTGACCAGCAACTACAGAGAAAGTAGCAACTCCCCAAAAAATATAATAGAATTTAGATTTAACTTGAGCTCTTTGTTTTTCTTTAGTAATCATTTTTGTTTTTCCCAATGTTTAATAAGAAGTTCCAGTTCCTTTATTCTGGCCTTCGCCATCTCTATCTTTTCTTTTAGTTGTGACATTTAATTTATCCTCCTCAAGAGAAAGTTGTCTTTCAAACTCATACTTCATAGTTGAAAGGCTTTGAGATAAGTATTGTTCCCACTCATTACCTTCTATAAGATCTTCTAAGTGAGCAACATGCTCTAAAGCAAATACCAGTTTAACATGATTATTCATTCTTGGCATCTATTACCTCATCTAAAGTAACTAAACTTTGAAGTTCAATTCCTGCTTGATCCACAGCATCCTGAAAATCAGGATCCATACGATTGACAATAGAAACTATTGTATCTATGACATAACCTGCATCACGTAGTTTCTCTACAGCAAAAAGAGCAGATCCACCTGTAGTAATCACATCCTCTAGAACAGTAATTTTCGATCCTTGTGGGAGCACAGGACCCTCAATCCATGCCCCTGTACCATGACCTTTGGGTTTCTTACGAACAATTAATGCAGAATTAATACCAGTTCCTAATTGAGATGAAACTAAAGTAACTCCACTGACTAAAGGATCTGCACCCAAAGTAAGTCCTGCTACTGCTATAGAATCTGATTCTATATGCTTAAGCATCATAGTAGATACCAATTCCAAACCTTCACCACTAAGGATTACTGGTTTACAATTGATATAATGCTCACTGGTTTTACCAGAAGAAAGTTTATACTCACCAGTACGGTAAGATTTTTCTTTAAGTAATTTAAGAAGTTTGTCTTTCATTTCAATAATTCTCTAATACCATAAAAAGAAAAAAATGCAGAAGAAATTCCACTAATCAATAAAATAATACCCAACAATCCAAAACAATTTAGCTTAAAAGGAGGATACTTTTTCTTCACTTAAATTCACATTCTACCATAATCTCTGTCAAACATGCAAGCATATTTATTTCTTGGTCAGCAACGAATGCAATCTGGTACTGATACTTGGCAAGAATAAGGACAGCAGCAGGAATAGTAGCAGGAACCAAGGATGAATAAAGACTATCGTAAATGCGACGCAAAAGTACAGCAGGATCATTGTCCAAGTTATCGACACACCATTTACGTACTTCTGGAAAGTTCTTTTCCTTGAGGTTTTTAATGAGATCATTTACCTTTACATCACTAAAATGAGCTAATATACCAGTATCTATCTTTCCACCAACAGAATATCTTTGACACTCATTAAGAACTCTTCTCCAATCAGGAAAATGCTTATTAATAAGTTCTGCTAGGACTTTCTTATCTGCTTCTATTCTTTCTTGTTCCAGAATTGAGTTAAGACGCTTGAAAAAGCATGTTGCGATTTCTGCTTTTTGCTTTCCTTTGATTGCGAAATCGACGACAGCACATCTGCTGTGGAGGGGTTCAATGATTTTGTTCTTGTAATTGCAGGTAAAAATGAATCTGCAGTTTCTGGAGAACTCCTCAATACTCGCTCTAAGAAGGAGTTGTACGTCGGGAGTGGTATTGTCTGCTTCATCGATGATGATGACTTTATGTTTCGCTTGGGACGAAAGCGAGACGGTACTTGCGAAGTTTTTAGCGTTATTACGGACGGTATCGAGGAACCGTCCTTCATCGGATCCGTTAATGACATAACTATCTACTCCTAATTCATTACATAGTGCTTTTGCTACTGTTGTCTTCCCACATCCAGCAGGACCAGAAAGAAGTAAGTTTGGCACTTCACCCTTATTTAGAAAGTCTTTAAAGGTTTTCTTTATATTCTCTGGTAGAATACATTCTTCAATTGTCTTAGGTCTGTATTTCTCAACCCAAAGGAATTCATCTCTCATAATTAGATCCAATCTGGTTTTCTGGATGGGTCACGTAGATAATTAGATGCAGCCCAAGGTTTGCTGCTAATGTAATTTTTGTAAGCAGTAAAAGTGTCAATGCTTGTGTTATGTTTA